TACAGGCAGCTACTGGAACTATTGAAGGTAGATATCTAGGCGAAGGACAAGTAAACTATCCACATAGTCGTGTGTTTACAGAAGTTCAACTTGGATTTCAATGTGATGCAAACATGACACCGCTGAAGTATCTAAATGATTGGTATGGTACAATATTTGGGGAGATTCCTGGTAGAACATCAACAACTTTTAGTAACAGACCTGGAGATCCTTTAAAACATAATAGAACTACCAAGTTAAGACGCCCTGATACTTATTGTAAGACTATTAGAATTACTAAAACTGAGATTGGTCCGAGTGACAAAACTCCATTAAGACCATCGGTAACATACTTGTTAGAGAGAGCATGGCCATTTGCTATTGATGCTGTACCTCTACAGTTTGGATCTTCACAGACAACCAAGGTTACTGCTCAGTTCTATTATAGTAGACATACAATCATTCATAACAATATTACAAAATCGATTTAGTGATTCTATAAAAGTCGGAAAAATTTTTCCGCTATTTTTTGCTCAAAAAAGACGCACTAAATATAAATACGACCTGAGGTTATTATTATGGCTTTGCCAACCATGGATCTCCCAACTTTTGAGTTGGAAATTCCATCTACTAAGAAAAAAATCAAATATCGTCCTTTTTTGGTAAAAGAGGAAAAAGTCCTACTTTTGGCACTAGAGAGCGAAGATGATAAAAATATCAGAGATGCTGTTTTTAACCTTTTGAAGGGTTGTATTCAGTCTCGTATCAAATTGGAAAATCTCTCTACTTTTGACTTAGAGTATATTTTTCTCAACATCCGTGCAGTCTCTGTGGGTGAAGTTGTTGAGATGAATATTACATGTCAAGATGACAATGAAACTCAGGTTAAGTATAATCTGAATCTTACTGATGTTGATGTAATTTTTCCAGAGGGGCATAGTAACAAAATTATGCTTACTGACACCACTGGTGTGATTATGAAATATCCTTCATTTGACAGATTTGTTGATGGGCAATTTGCTAAAGGAGATGTTGATGAAAATGAAGTAATTAAGATTATCGCAGAAAGTATTGATCAAATCTTCCAAGAAGAAGAAGTGTATGATGATTCTACCACTAGCAAGAAAGAATTTGTTCAATTTGTAGAAAGTTTGACAAATCAACAACTAGAGAAAGTACAACAATTCTTCGAGACTTCTCCTAGATTGGAAAAAACGATTAAAGTAACAAATCCAAAAACAGGTGTTGAGTCTCAGTATACACTAAGGGGTTTACAGAGTTTTTTCGGATAGCACTCTTCCACAATAGTTTGGAAGGGTACTACAAAACTAACTTTGCTTTGATGCAACACCATAAATATAGCTTGAGTGAGATTGAAAACATGATGCCTTTTGAAAGGCAAGTTTATGTTTCCTTATTAATGCAATACTTGGATCAAGTTAAAAAAGAACAAGAAGCAGCACAAAGGTAATGGCATCAGGAACCGTAGCATACACTGATACTAGAGGTAATAAAGATTACCTAGGTATAATTGCAAGTCAAATTGGAAGGCGTCTAAAGCAAGCTTCCAATATGGCGGCAGAGGAACGTGCTTTTGCGGAATCTCAAGCAGAGAAAAATAATACGTCTCTAGCAGAGGCGGGGATTGGTAGAGGACATTTTTTCAAAAGAGCTCTTGGTTCAAGATTTGGTGGTGATAGAATTGCCAGAACCAGGGGCAGGTTAGGAGCACAGGGTCCTGGAACTGATCCAACTAAGAATTATAAACAGAGATTCCGTGGTGGATTTGACTATAATTATAGTGAACAAATCAATCAGGTAACAAGAGAGGTTGGTGGCGCAATTGTCCCAATGTCTAGTGCGCTATCTGTAGGACTGCGTGGTGTAGAAGGTGGATTAGTAGAAGTTTCTCAGTCTATTTCTAGTATTGGTGTTGCAATGGGGCAACTTGCTGTTGCTCAGCAAGATCTAGCAAGACAAGCAATGATGAATGGCGCATTTATGCGTGCATTCATGACATATATGCAGAGACAACAGTCTCGTGCTGGTACAAGAGCAGAAGAAAGATCAATTGAACGTGGAAGACGTGCATTACGTGGCGGTGGTGGAACTGATATCAAAGGACGGTTGCCAGGAGCAGGTGGTACTGGTGGATCTGCGTTGGGATCTAGAAACAGTGTATTGAGTGGTTTGGATGCTTTTCAAACTGGTGTTCAAGCTTCTACAAACGTAAAAGGATTTCAAAAGACAGGTTCTGCAATAAGATCTCTGTCAACAATTCCTGGAGCAGTAGCAAATACTGGTGGTGCAATTGTTAAGGCAGGTCAGGGTGCTATAAAGTATTTGCCTGATATCGGTAAGTTAGCTCAAAACAGTGCAAAATTTCTAGGAACAAAGGTCTCTTCGATGAGAGCACTACTTAAAGGTTCTGTCAAAGGTGCTGGAAAAGGAATTGTAAGAGGCGGTCCTGCACATGCATCAATTAACGCCATGATAGATATGGCTGAAGATGGATTTCTCGATGGACCGAGAAATATAGACAACATGGCTCAGATGCTTAGAGGATATGGCAGTGATATTGATAAGCAAGCTTCTAGAATTTATAGTGGTCTTGCTGATGATGCAGATTTTATAAAAATTATGCAAGCGGGTGGGTTTGATGTTGGCGGATCATCTGATGAAGTTATTGATGTTTTATCTAGACCAGTTGGTGAAACTGGTGATCTAGCTCGAAGGATACCAGCAGAAGACTTGCCAAAACTTGCTGCTGCGAGAACAGCTGCTCTTGATAATGCTGGTTTAAAAGCTACTGAGATTGCAACAGATCAAATCGTAAAACAAGGAACTAAACAGGGACTTAAAAAAGGAAGTGCATTAGCAAGAATGATGGTCAAGCAGTTTGGTGCTGCTGGAACTAAATCCATCCTTAAGAAAATTCCAGTTGTTGCTGGTGTTGCTGGTATCTTGTTTGGTATTCAGCGTGCTATGGAAGGTGACTTCTTTGGCGCTGGTCTTGAAATTACTTCTGGTATTTTAGGTGCTACTGGTGTTGGTGCTCCAGTTGGACTGGCTATTGATGGTTTCTTGCTTGGTAGAGACCTTGGTATGGTTCCAATGGCAAAAGGTGGTTTACTTACAGGTAGAGCACCAGTTAACGCACTTATGGGTGAGGGTATTTTAGACGCACAGAGGAGAAATAAATCACAATTTATTTCTTTACATCAATTACCTGTCAAAAAAGCACTTGATGATACTGTAGCAAAGAAATCTTGGTGGGATGGAATTAAATCTTTCTTTGGTCGTGGTGGCGGTAGTGATACTCCTCCTCCTTCATCATCAAACAATAGTGGTAGAGCATGGTGGGATCCCTTAGGAGTCTTTACGGGTAAAAATGATGGAGCAAAAGCACAAACTCCACTGTTGACACCTCCACCACCAGTACCCAAAGGTGTAACTGGTAGCACAGCAGAAAGAAACCTAGCAGCATTCTTATCAACTTTGGAAGCAACTGGAGATCAAAACTCTATGGATGCTTTGCAAGTTATGCTGAATAGGACAGCACTTTCTAAATCTGGTAAAGCATATACATGGGCGGGCAATTCTTTATTTGAACAGATTACAGCAGAAGAACAGTTTAGTCCTTATAGTGCTGCAATTTTTGGAACTAGTGCAGATCCAAACGCTGCAGCGAAGTACGGAAATATCCTCAGTGGATCTCCAGAAGAAAGACGAAGGAAATTAATGGAGATAGCATCAGGTCCAAATGCATTGAATAATTTACAGACATTATTTAAAGGTGGAGATGCTGCAAGTGCATCTAGAGTTCTAGCAGATCTTGAGTCTGACGGTGCATTAGCTAGAGAATCTAGAAGATATATTCAGGGAAGAACTTCATTTAGAGGATATAGATCTGGATCTGGTGATTTGAACAGAGGAAGAGGTGGTAATTTCTTCTTTAATAATCAAGGAACAACTGGTATGATAGACAGAATATCTCCATTACCATTCACCAGTCTTGGTACATCCGAATTGCAGTCTCAGCAATTAAATCAATCCTCTGCAGAGAACCTTCGTAGTGCATTTAATATGCCTACTATCATCAATAACTACAACACCACTACCGTTGCATCTGGTGATGGTGGTGGAGAGTCCAGCGGCGCTGCATTTACTGCTCTAGGATTGGATGCATTCACTCTCCCATTCTCCCTTGCAAGTAAGGCTTAATTATGGCAGAACAACATTCATCGGAAGCTAGAATTATTAGATGTATTCTCTCTAAGGGAGATGGATCACAACCAGTGAATCTCGGTCAAGATATGATTGCTGGGTTTACAGTTCATGAGAGTTTATTATCTCCATTTATGGGTGGTGCTATTGTATTGAGTGATTCTAAAGGATTAGTGAATACATACCCAATTCAGGGTGGAGAAAATCTTGAAATTGAAGTAAAGACGACATTTCAGGATGCTCCTATTGTATATAAATTCAAGATATATAAAATTTACAATAGAATATTAAAGAATAAAATTCAAGTGTATTCTCTGGGATTGATTTCTTCTGAAGCATTGGTGAATGAGACTAAAAGAATTACTAGAAATTTAACTGGTAACCCTGAGTCAGTTGTTAAAGACTTACTTGTCAATGATCTGCAAACTACAAAAGAGGTTTATTCAGAGGCATCTAGATTTGAATTAAAAATTTCTCCAAGTAGAGCTAGACCATTTGATATAATTTCTAAAGTACAAAATAAATCTGTCTCACCCAAGACAGATTATACTGGAGCGAACAGTACAAACACAACTGAAACTGCACAACAAATTAAAGGTAGTGCAGGGTTCTTCTTTTGGGAGACTCGCAGAGGATATAATTTTTTCTCTATTGATGCATTATGTGATGTTTCTGAAGATGGTAAGTTTTCTGCACCAAAGTTACAATCTCAAGCATGGGGACCATACATTGAGACTGTGGCAAATACTGATCAATCTGGAGACCAGAGATTCTTGATCAAGAATTTTGCATTAGATGCTGAGATTGATATTATTCAATCTTTGAGAAAAGGTAAATATTCATCTTTGATGGTATTCTTTAATCACTCTACTGGTCAATATGAAGAGTATGTTTACAAGATTAAGGACAGTTATGACAATATGGCACATCTAGGTGGGCAAGAAAGTGTATCATTGATTCCTAGCAATCAGATAGAATTGTCCGATTATCCAACTAGGATCATGTCTATGCTATTGGATCATGAGTCGTGGTATAATGACCCAGGAATCGCTAATCCAGAAGATCCGAATGCAAAAGATCCAACTACTTTTGCTGATTGGCAAAAATATTATGCTGCACAGGGAGCTGCTCGTGCTGAATTGCTCAAAAACCAGCAGGGAGTATTGCAAATTCCTGGAAATCCATTAGTATGTGCAGGTGACAAAATTGACCTACGAATACAAAGTAAACTAGCAGATGCACAAAGAAAAAGGCAACCATTAGATGAGGAAAGTAGTGGTGTGTATTTGGTGAAAGAAACAACACAGACCTACAACTTTTTAGAAGGTTCTAATGGAACATTAAATACTACTCTAAGACTGTTTAGAGACTCATATGGAATGAAGGATAAACCTTCTAACCACGGCAATAAATAACAAAAGGAGGTACTAACACATGGACAGCATCGAACAACATATCGAGAAGGATAAGGAAATTCTCCAGAACCCTATGACTTCTCCACAGCAGCGTCGTCACATTGAAGGCGAACTGCACGATCTAGAAGAATATGTTGAGCATCATAAGAAAGAGATCGAAGAAGGAGATCATCATGATCCTTCCCCTCTAGAACTTTATTGTGATCAAGAACCAGGCGCACCAGAGTGTAAGATTCATGATAACTGAGTATGGATGAAGCATTATCACGGTTAATGCCATCCCACAGAATCGGTAATGACGGATTCTCGTGGTGGGTAGGTCAAGTTGAGGGAACCGCCAGCGATGAAAAAAACAACAAGGGCGGATACCGTTATAAGGTAAGAATCGTAGGAGATCACCCCAAATCAAGGGAGATTCTTGATACGAAGGACTTGCCATGGGCAACCGTGATGATGCCAGTCAATGTTCCTTTTATGCCAGGAAACATTGGTGGAGGTCATCCACAATTGATTCCTGGTTGTTGGGTAACAGGTTTTTACTTAGACAGTGACAGACAAAAACCCATTATCATGGGTTCTATTGGTGTTGTCCCTGGAGCAACATCAACGATTACTAATGCAGATCCTAGCGATTCGGAAGCATTTGTAAATGGTCCTAGGTCTGGTCAATATACTCCAAATCCAGTTACAGATGGTCAGGAAGCAAAAGATGGAACTCAAAAGACTGGTGGTGGACTATCTGATGGCACGAAAAGAGGTGATGGGGAAGATCGTGTAGACCCAGGAACTAAGAAATTAGAAGTAATTAAAGACGAAGACTGGTGTCAGATCACAGCAGAAAAGTGTAAAGATGTTGATCTAAAAACACAGTTGAACAGCATTATCGGTCAACTATTATATGATATCCAAAATAGCGGTGGAAATATTGGAACATTTTACACCAGTAAAGTAACTGGTGGTATTACTAGTGCTATTGGCGAGGGTAGAACCAAAATAGACAAAGCAATCAAAGTTGTAAAAGAATTCTTAGCTAGAATTAAGGGTTGGATTACAACAAAGATTCAAGAAGCAGTAGATGCACTAGTCAAAGCAATTTTAAGACCAGATGAAACTGGCAACTCACTTACACCAATTACAGAATTCTTCAATAATATTCTCAAAGATCTTGGATGTCAAATGGCAGATCTTGGTGAAAGATTAGAAGAATGGTTGACAAATGTATTGATGAGTTTTATCAATCAAATTTATCGTGCTGCCATTTGTCAGATTGATGAGTTGGTAAATGGAATCATCTCTAAGATTCAAGAGTTGATGAATAAACTCTTGAATAGTATATTAGGACCTCTTCAAGATATTCTTGGTGCTATTGCTGCTCCACTGAATGTGATTGGACAAGCAATTAACTATGTTCTTAAGTTGCTTGGTATTTCTTGCTCTGGTCCAGACCAAACTTGTAATAAGTATAAAGAAGTCTGTACATCTGGTGAGAAGAAAAAAGACAAAGATGATAAAGACTTCTTGGATGATCTTTTAGATAATATTGACAATTTGTTTGGAGACACTCCTGCTGACTATACTCAATATGTTTGTGACGAAGCTTATACAGGCAGACCACTTGAAGTAACAACTATCGGATTTGTTGGTGGTGTTCCATTGCCTGGTGGTAACGGAGGAGAAACTAAGAAACCAAAAATTTCATATACAATCAATGATGTTGAAGTAAAAGAAGGAGAAATTGCTAAATTTACTGTTACTAGATCGGGATATCTTGATATTGCTTCGTCTGTAAAATTCAAGACATTGAAAAAGCAGGGAACCGCAACTTCTGGATCTGACTATCTACCTCAAGATGGAATTGTGGGATTTGCTCCAAATGAAACTGAAAAAACTATTGAGGTTCAGACATTAGTTGATTCTGAGAAAGATAATAATGAAACTTTCTTTATCAAAATGACTAAGAATTCTCCAGTTAATGATAGTGAAGTAAAAACTAACTTCGTCAAAAATATTGGAAGGGGCACAATTCTTGAAAAAGATGTTAAAGAACCATATGATCCATATAAACCAGAACCATTAGATCCTTTTTCTCCATTACCAGATATTCCAACTGATAGTATTCCAGATAATCCTAATGGATCTGACAGTGGTGGTGGTACGGATGATGATAGTGGTGATACAACTCCAACATATAGATTAACAGCAAACAGATCCTCCTGTCCAGAGGGAGAGTTTATCATTTATACTATCAACACTACAAACGTAGTAAATGGATCTATTCTTTACTATAATTTGTCTGGAAATAATATTACATCTTCTGATATTATTGGTAATCAACTTTCTGGTAGTTTTATTATCAATAATGATAAATCAAATGTTACTGTAGGAATTGCTGAGGATGGAACTATTGAAGATGAAGAAACTTTGACATTTAGTATTACTGGAAAAGGATTATCTGTAGATGTATTAATTACCACAGCAGATGATCAAGATATTGCTGATTTTGATGAAGGAATTGGTGATGTTCCTGAAACAGTGTTTGAAGATTTCAGAATACCAGTAGCAAAACCACCTATTACTGATGAAAATGGAGGAATTATTGAAATTCCTGTTGATGACCCAGGTGATCCTTGGGCAGAACCACCTATTGTTTTTGTGGGCGGAGAAGGAACAGGAGCTACTGCTACTGCATTATTAGATGGTAATGGATTTGTGACAGAGATTAGAGTTCAATCGCCTGGATTCGGATACAAACTTAACCGTGCATCTGATAATGATGTTAGATGTATTGTTGATTCTTTTACTATCCTAAGACCTGGAATTGGTTACACTAGTGTTCCTGATATGTATGTCAATGGTGAACTGGGAATTGCAGAAGCAGTAATTAATGACGATGGTTTTGTTATCGGAGCACGTATTCTTAACAGAGAAATTACATTTGATAGATTCCCTGCAATTGATATTGTAGGTGGTGGAGGTTATGGTGCTAAGCTACTGCCATCTCTAGCATGTCTAGATACAGATGCACTATCTACGATCGGTTCTACCAGAATCGGTACAGGTCAATATATTGATTGCCCATAATGACAAAAGCTGCTAAGACATATCCAGATACTATTTTCAAGCAGACGACTCCTGATGAGAGTCAGGCGTTAGAAAATGGACCACGTTTTAATACATGGTACAAGGGTTGGTACACTAGATCTGAGATCTATGAGAGGATGATGCCAGATGGACTGACCTCTGCTTTGAGGATGGAAGGTCCTGCTTCTGGTGGTACTGCTATTGTGATGAATAGCAAAGGTAATATCAAACTCCTCACTGGAAAGCGTACAGACGTTGCTGGTAGTGGAACACTAGACATTAGGACTGCTGGATGCAACCAACTCCATGATGGAAGAACAAACATTCAATATAACCCTGGTGGCACAGAAAATGAAGGGCAGGCAGTCAATGTTCTCTGTTATGGGGATTATGTAGAACAAGTAATTGGTGCTGAAAGACATATTACAGCAACAAAGGTTGTAATCACCGCAACTGAAGAACTTTCGTTGAATGGTCA